CCATTACGCGGCCCACCCATCAGCGCCAGCCACGAGGCCCGCGGTGATTTTTCCGGTGGTCGGCGCCGTGCCCGCGACAGTGTAGTACAGGCGCATGTAACGCTCGTCCGTCCCGCGCGGCACGTACTCCGGCAGCACGACCTTGCCAGCGACGAGATCGGCCAGCCGCACGGTCACGGTCTGCACGGTCTTCGCCGAAGAGAAGCTGGAGTTGTCGCCAACCTGCACAGCGATCGCGAGCGACGTCAGGTTGTTGAACGCTTCGACGACTTGGACGCGGAGCGGAACCGGACGGCCCCGACCGATGTCCTGCGTCATCGCAGCGGCGGCGTGTTTCGGAGTGCCCGGGGCTCCGAGGTCGATGATGTTCGTGGACGCGGCGGTGGCGGTGATCGCCTGCGCGTCGGAGAACAGGGCTTGCGCATCGAAGATCATGTCTTCTCTCCTTCACTTGCGTTGACGCCCCGGGCTCATCCCGGGGCGTTGGCGATCGTCGCTTAGACGACGCGCTCCTCGGTTTCGAGGATGCTGTCCATGCGGCGGATCGGGTGGCCGAGGAACTTGACCATCGGCTTCCCTTCGACCGTTTCCAGCGACAGCTGGACGTTGGTCTTGTTCATCGCCTGCTTGTGCAGATACTCGGCGATCGTGCGCGAGCAGTAGATCACGGTGTTCACGTTGGACTTGTTCGGATTGTCCAGACGGTAATAGGCCGTGACCATCAGGTCGATGAGGTCGGCGCCGGTGGCGGCGTCGTTGGTCAGCGCGCTGACGTCGATGTTTGCGATGCGCGCGTTGACACGCCAGTCACGCACGGACAGACCGATGTCCTGCGAGAACTTCTCGCGGTACACGTCGTAGAGCGAGCCGTCGGATTTCTCCTTGGTCTGCACGCCCTTGTCTTCGCGCTTCAGGCCCGCCTGCGATCCTTCCGGGTACAGGAAGTGCGTGCCGTTCTCGCCCCAACCCACGAACCAGATGGACGTGTTGTCCGAGCCGGTGCCGCCAGCGTCGACGATCTGGTTGCCGTTCGCAGCGGTCAGCGAGTTGTACCGCGCTTCCAGACCGAGGAACTTCTCGGGGTCGGTCGCGGTGTCGCCGTAGATGACCGTGGCGCCGATTTCCTGCGCGATCCCCTGAATGTGGGCTTTCGCCTCGTTCATGCGGAACTTCTGCGGGTTCTTCGACTTCTCGACCAGTTTGGCGTCGACCTCGGACCAGTCTTCGAGATAGCCCGTACTGTCCTTGACCTGCGCGGTCGTGCCCTTGGTCGGCTGCACGCCCTGATAGAGCTTGCGCCACGTCGGTGCCGGGAGCCCCGCACGGATCGTGGTCAGATGCTCATCGCCCGAGTTGCATTCAACCACCGGGCCGTCTTCGAGCATGGCGAGCTCTTCGGCCATGATCTCGATGATGTCCGCGATGGTGTCGTCCTTGTTCTGCTGCCGACGAAGGTCCGCCAGCGTCAGAAACGTTTGCCCAACGGTAGCCATGTTGCTTACCCTTTCTTGGTGTCAGGTGTCGTTTCCCCGTACCACTTCTTCTCCGTGGATACGGGCGCTTCGTGCGACGCGCCGGGCTCGAACTTGTCGTCCTTGACCAGCTCCCCGATACGCCGCAGCTCGCGGATCATCTCGGGATTGTTGCCGTTGCCGGAAGTGAGGATCAGGTTCTTGATCGCGTCACCGCCGAGCGTCTTCAGGCCAAGGTTTGCGAGACGTGTGCTTTCCGCCCACTTGTCGCCGCCGATGTCCTTGTCCTTTTTGGCCGCTTCGAGGTGCGTCTTCTGCTGGTTCTCAAGGAACTCGGCGAACGCCTTCTGTTCCGATACAACCTGCTCCGACTGCAGTTCGATCAGCTTCTGCGCTTGTCCGCGCGTCAGCCCGATCTCCTTGAACTGCCCCGACCAGTATTCCTTCTTCTCGTCGTCCAGCTCGACGCCTTCCGGAAGCTCGAACTCGTACTTGCCGTCCTCGGGCACCTCGTCGGCGCCGTCGTCTTGCTTGTCGTCGTCCTTCTTGCCGTCGTCGTCGGACTTGTCGTCCTTGCCGTCGCCGTTGTCGTCCTTCTTGGCCTCGCCGTCTCCGTCGTCGCCAGTCGTGGATTTGTCATCCGTCTGGTCGCCGCCGAGAACAGTCTCGGTGGTTTGGGTTGCCCCTTCATCACCGGACGTCCCGCTGCCTGCGTCATCTCCATCGGTTCCGCCACCGCCCCCGGCGCCCTCATCCGCGGGCGCCCAGAACGGGCCGGTCTTACCGAGGAGCCACGACACTGTGTCAATCTTCATCGTACGCTTCCTCGTTCGTAGGACCTGCTCGGTCCCGTTGCTTTGCCGCCGTAGCCAGCAGCTTCAACAGCGCGTCAGGATCAGCGCTCTGCAGAGCGCGTACGATCTTCCGTGCTGCTTCCTGTTCCCCGATGTTCACAAACGTCGTGTTGCTGTTACCGGCGAACGGGTTCTCGAAATAGCGACACTCATCCAAGATGCGGCACAGAAAACGGATCGACGGATCGTGCGCCAGCACGGCCCGCGCGTCGTTCTGTAGCTGCTGCAGCGCTCGGCGCTGCGATCTGGTGAGTTCCGCTGTCATGTTATCCTATTACCTCGATATACGCCCCCGCGTCAACGGAGACCGAGTTCTCCCAGAATGTCTCGCCCGCCGCGCGGCTGGCCTGCCTCGGCAAGCACGCTCGCGGCCTGCGCTCCGCTGTTCGCCGTCTCGGCCATCTGCTGCGCTCGATCCGCGGCCTGCTGCGCTTGCACCTGCTCTGCGCGCTGCTTGCGGATTTTATCAGTCTCCTCCTTCGAACGGATGACGTTACCCGGCACGCCGACCATGTCTGCATATTCGTCGATGGCGGTGTCGTTATCGAGCTTGTCGAGCACGGAGCCGTCCACAGCAGACAGGTTCCCGACAAACCCGTACAGCCGTTCCATGCCGCCGGTGGCGACAGCCTTCATGGCCTGCCCAAGTGTCGAGATATAGTCGACCTGCACGCCCATGCCCTGAAGCTCGGGCGGCAGCGGCGGCACCTTGCCCATGTCGACAACCTTGTTGTACGTGCGGCGGATCAGGACAGACAGCTTTTCGCGATGCTGCCGCTCCAGCACAGGGCCGAGCCCGAGCAGCTTCTCCTCGTGGCGTTCGTCGATCTCGCGCGCCGTGATCTCGCGACGGTCGAGCCGCGCGATCATCAGGAACAGATTGGCGTACATCGCCTCGTCGATCCGGCCCTCGCTGTCCGCGATATCGTTCCGCAGCTCTGCGATCGGCGGCGTGACCTGATACGCAGGTACGAGACCTTTCGACGGGTCCGCCATGTAGTTCACGGCCTCCGGCATGAGCGAGAACGGGCTGTTCCGCAGCTCCACCGGCGCGTTCATCGGCGGGCGGTTCATGCGTCGCACGGCCTCCGCCTTGTCGCGTTCCTTGCGCTGCAGCTCTTTCGCGTCCGGTAGCGCGTCCATGGCGGGGCTCGTGCCGTACGTGTCAGTCCCTTCAACGTCCCAGCGGGACGCGAGGATCGGGTTGACGTCGTACCCGAGATCGCCAAGAACCTTGTTACTCTCGCCCGCCTCCCAGTACGTCGACATCACGGGCTTGTCACCCGCCAGCGGGGAACGGCTGTCGCGCTCGTGCCGCGGCATGATGAGATGCCGAACCGGCACCTTCTCGGCGTAGCTGTTGTTGTCCCACAGGCGTTTGACCGCATTGGTGACAGCCGACCAGTCGGGGTCGTTCATGGGGTCATTGCGATACACGAACTTGGCGACGACCTGCTTCACCGTCATGCGGTATTCGCGGTACAGCGTATCCACCATCCCTCGCGCGTTGGCGCCCATCCAATATTCGCCGGGGACCAGCGCCTGCCCATAGATGCCATGCTGGTCGTCGTCTTCGAGGATCGCGGCGTCATAGCCGTAGAGCCCGAGGTCGCCCCACAGGATATGCAGGACCGTGTACAGGCCGGACGATTGCAGCAGCTGCCGCATCTCGCGCTGCGCGACGTGCAGGTGCTCCTTCACCGGCCCGTACTCGCGCATCCCGGGGTCGTCCGGGATCAGGCGAAACCACGGACGCGCCGGGCTCGTGATGCCTGCGTGGACGCCGGACTGCATGGTCCGTAGCGCCAACCGTGGGCGGGAGTTGATGATCTTTTTGTTCACCCGCTCGGACG